CGCAAAGTTCACCGTCAGGCCCACGCAAATGTCGGTCTGATCAGCGTCGTTGCACTTGATCTTGGCCTCAAACCAAAGCGACTTGTCCGCTTGCGCCTTGAAGATCTCGTTGCCCTGCACCGACGCGCCGTCGTTGTCGGTCGTAGCGGCAGAGGTCAGCTCAAGGACGCCATTGACAATGTCCGCGCCGATGCCGGCCGAGGCTCCAGAGTCTTTGACCACGGTCCAGGCATTGGTCGAATCCAGCGCAACAGCCGTGAAGTCGTCCATGTACGTGACGACGTCGGTGTCAACAGCGGTGGTGAGATCGGTGCCCCAGGCACCGGTTGCGCCTTTTCCAGAGTACTGGAGCGGGCCGGAGTAATGGGTAGCAGCCATGATTTTCCTCACATGCGAGTTGCAGTGCGCCTGTCTGCATGTCGTCAGCCGGGACTGTCAGACGCACCGAGAATGACCCCGGAATGCCCTCAATATACTCGATGTTGAGGGAAAGAAAAAGGGGGCCGAAGCCCCCTTTTTCTAGGCCATCAGGCCCCCGGCGATCCGAACAAGCCGCGCGGATCACTAAAGCCGAAGCTGTAGCGCTCGCGAGCCTTGTAGCGGACGTTGCCAGTGTCGAAGTCGCCTTCGAAACCGGTCTTGATCGCCACGCGCGAGAACATCTTCATGCCGTTCGGCGCATCGGTCTTGATGAACCATGCGTCGGGGTCGGTCAGGAAGTGGTTCACGGTGTAGCCCTGCGGAACCATGCCCATGTTCCGAACCGCGTTGATGTCGTTGTCGGCCGTGCCAACACGAAGCGTGGACTTCATGATGCGGTCGGCAGTAAACATCAGCTCTTTCGGGATGATGAGCTTCAGGCCCTGAACAGCGATCTTCAGGCCACGCTCGTCCGTGAACGCGGCGATGTCGATCAGCGCCTGCTCAAGCGAGGTCTCAGACAGGTCAGCCGGAACGGTCAACTCGTTCTTCAGGTCCGGGCCGCCCAGAGTCGGGTGGTCCAGGGCGCAAAGAGGCTTGCCGTCACCGCCGATCGAGGTGTCGAACGCGCCGTTAAGCACGGCCGCCGCCTTGATCTGCTTGGTCTGCGACATCGAACGGGCCAGGGCACGGGTGTAACGCGCAGACAGACGATCGTAGAGGTTGTCCTCCACGGCTTCTTCGGTCAGCGAGAACGCCAGCGCGATGGTCTCGTGCGTGTAGCGAGCGGTGTAGACCTCTTGCGCTTGGTCGTACGCGACGCCAGCGCCTTCAGTCTTGACCGGGGCCTCGGCGAAGCCCGATTCCATCACCTCTTCCTCGAACGCGCGGTCAGAGGTCTCGATCGAGTAGATCTCGGTGTGTTCCTGCTCGTAGTTTTTGTACTCCAAGCCGAACAGAGCATTGAGGCCAGGCTCAAGCTCTTTCACCAGTTGTGCACGTGAAATTGCCATGATTAAGCTCCTTGACCGGCAACACCAGCACTACCGTACAGGTGCTCGTTAATCTTCACCACAACCACAGCATTGGTGCCATAGGCGTTGCCGGGAACATCCCACAGGCCAACGATCTTCAGGTTCAATGCAGCCGTTTTTGCAATGGTGGACGAGTCCAGTTCCATCGTCGAAACGCCCGTGGTGGTGCTTCCGCCGGTGCCCACAACATCGGCGTTAAAGCCGACTTGAGTCTGCGCAACCGACTCATCCACCTGGATGATAAAGAGCTGGTTGGGATCATCGATCACGTCGGCAATAATCTTGCCCTGCGTGATGTTGACCGAACCGGGGTAGTAGTTCTTCCAGGTCGGCTTGCCGGTGGTCGGGTCGATGTAGTTGCAACCATTGAACACACCTACCGCAGCGGTGTGGGTCGCAGGCGCAAACTTGACGAGGTAACCGTCATAAACGGTGACCAAGTCGCCTTGGAAAATCGCCCCGGACTGGTTGTCGGCAATCTCGTATCCGTACTGCTTTTGACCGCCAGTGGCGGACAGATTGCCGAGGGCACGCAGACCAAAGGGCTTGTCAACATTAGCCATTTGATGGTTCCTTCAAAAGGGTTACTGGTCTTTCGACCCGCCAAATGAGACTCGAGACCTGCGGGCAGGGCGTTCGATGACCATGCTCGAATGCGCATTGGCCTTCATCAGCTCATTGTCCGCAGCTTGAAGCTGATCTCCCGCTCGCTGTTGGTAGTACGCGTTTCGTTCCTCAACCGTCTCTTCGGGGATACGTGCCAGAAGAAGGGCACCGACGCTGATCACGCCAGCATGCCGACCGTCTTCAGGACTGGACGAGTGAAAGTCAGGGTATTCATCGGCGCGTACCAGCTCGTAGCCCTCGCGAAGACGGCCTGCGACGTTGGTGCGGTCTTGAATGCCTGCTGATTCAGCTCGAATCCAGCGATGTTTGTATCCGGGAGGCGGCTCAGGTGCATCAAGCCGCGAAGGCGCTTGCCACGGACGACGTCGCGTAATCTTCGCGCGAAGCTCTGCGTCTCGCGAAGTACGGTTAAGAGCTGGAGCAGCTCCTACGGTAGGTTTAACGTCACTCATGATCACTCCTTCACGTACTTGGCGTATTCCTCAAGCGGAACACCCAGTTTTTTGGCAATGGCCACCTGACTTGGGGTCAAGCGAACCGTGCGGCGTGCAGCTTGGTTGATCCCGGAGGACCGGGAAGCGGGTGCGACCGGCTGCACGTTACGCGCCGCCCCGTTTTGCGCACCGGAAAACTTTCTGGGGAAAGCATCCCGGATACGTCTGTCAAGTTCATGATAGTACTCGTCAGAACTGGCGTCAAACCCCTCGGCCTCAATTAATTGCCGATGTATGCCCCACGCAGCATGCGTCATGGCTGTGTCGCGGCCATACCAGGGGTTACGCTCCGCCCAATCTTCCACCTTAGGGTCAACCTGACGCTGCTGTGCGGGCTGCTGATACGCCGCTTGCTGTGCAGCCTGCTGTTGCTGCGCTGCAAGGTTCTGCTCATACGCTTGACGCTGCGCATTCTGCGCTTGGACAGAAGCCTGCTCCATCGTGAGCGAAGTCAGGCGCTGTTGCGCCTCTGTCTCTGTGTCAACGTCGCCTTCTTCGCGCGCTTTGCGAATGATTTGCTTGAGCGCCATGGCCTGCGTCTCAATGCGCCCCGTGGCCTCGGCCACGCGCTGCTGATCCGTGTTCAGGTACTGGTATTCAAGCTGCTGGGCCCGCGCTTGCACGTTTCGCGCGTAGTCAAGCGCCGCTTGTTCGCGCCGCTGCGTCTCCCGTAGCCGCGCCGTCAGCTTGTCAATGCGCTTCTTGACGTTTTCGCTGTACTGATCCAGCTCGCCTCGGTCACCGTGATCACCTTGATCGCCGCCGGTGGTAGCAACCGCTGGCGGCTGCGGCTTGTCAATGACTTCTGCCTGTCCGTCCTCACTAAGCTGGACGGTGGCAGGTGCTTCATCCTCTCCAATCTTAAACTCCAACTGTTCCCCGCTCATTGCGCTCTCCTTTACATGTGCAGAATGTCTTCTGGATCGTGGACCACGCCCAGCACTTCATCGTCGTTGATCAAACGGATCTCTCCGCCGTCAATTGGGATGCGTGCGCCCGCGTACCGGCCAAAGATGATCCAATCCCCCTCCTTGCACCACGCGCCGGTGGGGAACTTGGACTCATCGCCGTACGCCAGGCTGCCTACCTTCAACACGTAGCCACAAACCGTCGCAAGATTGGATTTGCGTTGGGTCTCTTCGGCCAACACGATCCCGCCCTTGCTCTTTTCCGCGCCACGGTAAGGAAGAATGGCGATCCGCCAGCCTGTAGGCGTTGGGATACGATCCATCACGGCCTTGTCAAGCTTCGATGGGTCAAAGCCGTCCTCGGTATACGAGTCCTCGAGCTTTGGTCCCTTGTTCTCAGCCTCTTCGCGCCACTTGCGCTCCAATGCCGTCAAGCTCTCATCTGCTACAGCTTCCATTTGCATCTCCTAGTCAAGAAGGTCTTCGTCCGAATGCTTTTTCAAAAGCCCTTTCACGGATTCTTCGACCATCCTCAACCCCTCGAGGCGTCCCATCATGAAGCGATAGCGCTCCATGTCAGCAATCGTGCCGTTCAGCACGATTTGCTCAGACTGATGCTGTAGCTTTCTGATTTCTTTCAGAACTGCTTCTGCAAATTCGAGCATGGTAATTCCATGAAAGCAGTCGGTTTGCCGCACCGACTGAGAGCGGTACTACAGGGCCTAGTATATGCGAACCGGACGTGTGCCGTCCTTCTTTTTCACGATCGCAACCGCTTTTTGCACTCCCTTGGGCGTTGAAATCATCTCGCCGCCCTTAGCCATCTTCCGAGACTTGCCCGCCTTTTCGTACGCGATCGCCGCCGCCTGCTTGGTGGCTGCTTTCATGCTCTTGGGCTTGCTTGTTCCCAGCTTCCCCGACTCTTTATACGACCGAACCATCTCCCCGATGTTCGAGCTGATGGTCTTTTGACTGGACCCACGCTTAAGCGGCATTTCTAGCTCCCGGTGCTTGCATTGTCTTGACCTCTTGCAGGCGCAGACGCTGCTGGTTGATCTGATTGTTCTGCTGAAGCTTCTGCTGATCAAGCCCTAGGCGCTGTTGGTCAAGCTGGATGCGCTGCTGGTCGGCCTGCGCACGTTGTTGGATCTCCATGCGCTTCAATTCGATCAGCGGATCCTCGCCGCCCTCGCCAGAGAGCTTGCCTTGCAGGTCTTTCATCTCCTGCATGTTGGTCGCAACCTTGATTGCGACCATGCCTTCCTTCTGGATCGGCGAAATCATGCGGTCGGGGTCCGTGCCGTACATCTTGAAGAGGTCTACTTCCACATCTTCTTCCGCTTTCAGCCGAATGTGCTCCAAAACATGCTTCTGCAACTCCATCGCCGACATCGGATTAGACTGCAAGAGCGGCGACATGCCCATCATCAGGTGTGCGGCGATGTGCGCGTCGTGCTGCTGGCCCGCGAAGGCCTTCAGCTTCATGCCGTTCAGCACATCACTGTTCTCGGCCGCCGGATCACGGGGCATATTCGTGTTCTGGGGCATCAAAATGCCGTCAATGTCCCGAATATTGAGCGCCGCGTACATCCGATAGTACGCCTCGTACATGTTGTGCATGTTCGGCGCGCTTTGGGCGAGCTGCAACTGCATCTGGGCGAGCTGAATGCGCTGCGCAGTGCTGAAAATGTTGGGGTCGGCCACCGGTTGGACCGAAACCATGCGACTGAAGTCCGCTTTTTTGATCCGGCGGCTCGCTCCGGGCACGTCGTACGGGTATTCGTCGGGCAAATAATGCGCAAAACCCTCAAAAAGCAGCCTGAACTCGAGCGTTTGCGCGTAATGGAGCCGTTTGTGGATGCTCGACATCACCATCGAGCCCCGTTCCAGGAGCGCGAGCGTCGTTCCGACCTGCGCGTACTGGTTTCCGTCGCCCACTTGCATGTCGGCAGTGCTCGAGAGTCGCTTTCCAGCGTCCACCAAGAAGCCCAACAGCGCAAAAAGCACCTGACTCGGCTCTTTGTACGGCAGAGGCATGAGCGAAGCCGTCAATTCCGCGCCGCCCGCGTCAATATCGCGCCACTCCCCAGGCTGGATTGGGTCAGAATCGTCCGCGATCCGCGCTCCTTTGGCCTTGAACCCTGCCGGAAGGTTCGCCAGCGTGCCCGCATCGATCAATTGGCGCAGGGCGCTCGTCGCCGCCTTCGACAAACCGCCGATCAAGTGCACAAAACCAAGGCCATAGGCCCCCGGACCCTCGACCAAGACGTAGTGAACGAAGTAGTTCCGGCGGTTTTTCTGCTCGTCGTTCTCTTTCCAGTTCCTCCGGATGCCGATAACCTGCAACGAGTCCTCGGCCAAGGTCACCACGTAGGGCAGTTTGATGCCTGTCGGGTTGCCGTCCTCGTCCGTGTCCTCAAATCCAGGGATGTCCAGATCGACCAACTGCTCAAGCAAGAACACTTCGCCCACGTCATCGGTCGGCTGTACGCCCACAACCTTGTCCGTTGCCGCTTGGATGGGGCTTGGATCGGCAGGCGTTGCGGCCGTCTCCACAGGAATGTCCAAGTACTCGCCCGAGAGCACGCGCTTTTTGTACTCATTCGAGTCCATCGCGATGCGGTGCGTGAGCCGTGGGCACTGGGACACGACGCTCGAGCCGTTGTACGGGATGTAGACGTCATCGGCCAAGCAAAGCTTGGACACCATGCGCTTCAACTGATAGTCGTAGTAGACCTTCTTGAACGTCGAGCCGCCGTAGCCGGTGTAGAAGAGGAGCTGGTCGAACTCCGGCGTGTACTCTTCCATCACTGTCGTGATCTGGTAGTTCATGAAGTCCTGCACGCGGCCCGCCTGCTGGTACTTCTCCACCGTCTCTTTGCCCATGATCTGCGTGCGCACGGGCCCGCCCGCAGGCAAGAGCTCCTTCAGCGCCTGTGCTTGGAACTGGATGATTGCTTCCATCAGCATCGGATGGGCGACGCCCGCCGCGCCACGGAAGGGCTTGGTCCGTTCTTCAAGCTTCAAGCCCAAAAGATCAAGGCCCTTGGCAAACATGTTCTCCCAGTCGGACCGCGAACCCTTGTCCGCTTCGAACATCGCCGACACGTCGATCGAGATCTTGGCCAAGACCTCCGGCTCAATCACGCCCGCGAGGTCCC